ATGTTTAGTGCTTCATCTATAGGATCATAACTAGACATGGCATTAATTATACGTCAGTTTGTTTAGTTGGACTATATGACAATCCATCTTCAAAGAATGAATCAAATTCATTAAATCCAAAATCATCACCAGGTTCTACTAAAGCATCATCTGCAGTTGTTAATTTATTAATTGTTGTAGAAGAAATATGTTTTGCAGCAATTGAACTATCAAAACCTCTCTTAACAATAATAGTAGCAGAATCTTCTACACTTACAATACTCATAATTTCACTATCAATTACTATTCTATCTTTAGGTGATATGAATGTTGTATCATTAACAGTAATCCTAGTTTCAGTTGTTGTAAGATCTTCTTTTAATGTAGTTGTTTGATCATTATTATAATCCTTAAGTGCCTTTGGAGTAGCAACATATCTAACTTGACGTTTTGCTGTTACAGCAGTATCAGCAGCATAATCAACTTGAACTTTCTTGATTATTCCATCACTAGTATCAGCAACAGGACCAAATAAGTATGTTTTTGCTGTGAATTGTAGAGTGTATATTAATGCAGTTCTTGTAGTAAAATCTCCTTCATATTCATCTCTAAATGAAATATTATCTAAAACAATTGGTATATCTCTTTTCTCTCCAATAGCCTTAACTAAATTAACGGTAATATTAAAAGATGGTTGAAAGTATGGTAATATCTGTTCAAGAATTTGTAATGCATCATCATTTAATTTTGAAAATATACTTAACTCAAATCCAATATTATATGGAACAGGCATAAAAACTTTCTTTAAGTTTGTTCCATCTGATGCTTTAAATGTTTGAGTTATACCAGATTTTCTTGTTGGGTCATACTGAACAGAAGTCATTTCAAATGACATTCTTGGTAAAGTTATTGCAACTGCTTTTGTTAAATTAGCTTGTTCTCTAATCTTTGAAAAGAACTTCTGCTGTGGACCATATGCTAATCCAACTTTGGTTTCATCCAAAGTACTGTCGTCAATACCTTCATGTTTAATAAAAATATTATTAAATAAAGTACCAAAACCAATAATGGTTTTACGAATAATTTCGTGGTAATAATAAGTGCCTAACATCAATAATCTCCAAATGGGTTGCCTTCTGTAAAGTCAAGTAAGTTATCTGCTTCTAATTCTATTTCAGAATTAGCATCGTATGGATCATCAAAACTATCTGTATTGTAAGATTCTACAATATATCTAGCAGATGATATTCCCCCAACAACAACTTCTCCTGGATAGAATGCTCCACTATTTAATGAAACTCTAAGTTCAATTGGTGGGAAGGAAGGACTTAAATCAACTCTTCTATTGAAATCTTTAACCCTTGCAGTAACACCAGAAGTATCACCTGTAACTATTTCATTATATATGAATGTACCTATTCCCGTTGTTGTCAAACCTGAAATTGTTACAGGAGATACATTACCAACATATCCAGATCCAACATTCTTATATCTAACAGTAACAATTTTTCCTGCAGATATAACTGGTCTCAATTCTGCAGTAGATCCTGTAGTAATACCAGTAGTTACAATTGTTGGCATCTCATTATACCCTCTACCACTTTCAGATAAAGTAACAGAACTAATACCAGAATCAATTATTCCAAACGTAACAGCAGCACCTGCACCGCCTCCACCATTGATAATAATAAGTGGAGGTGTATCTAAATTATATCCAGATCCTGGATTAGTTAATAATATCTCTTTAAGAGATCTAACACCACCAATTGATGTTGTTATTGCTACTGCACTAGCTCTAGATCCTGATACTGGGAAATTTGGAGGTGGAGATATTTCAATAGTTGGTGCAGAAACATATCCAGAACCATCATTTATTAGATCTATAAATCCAATCATTCCAGATGGTCCTACTGTTGCTTGACCAATAGCAGTAATTGCAGCTCCAACTAAATTTAATTGAGTTATATATCCTTCATCTTCTACAGTATTATCAACTTCCTCAATAGTAGTATCAATAAGTTCATTTTCATATTCATAAAGTTCACAATTTAATTCATAAACATAATTTTTACCTAATTGGTAAAATGGTTTTTCAGACTCAACTCTTTTAATTTCAAATAATCTTTCTCCAAGTGGGAAGTATATCAAATCTCCTTCTTTTGGTCTAGTAATTAAATCTTCAAATGTATATTCTGTAATAGCACCTTCTTTAATACCAGAACTTATACCTTCCAAAAATGGTGCAATAAACTCTTCATATCTTTCACGAGAAATTGTAAGACTAACCTCATTTGTTAATCTTAAACCAAATTTACTTAAAACATCACTATTTGGATTATATCCTTCATAATTATTTAAATATGCCTCAATTAAAAAAGAATCATCAAATTTAGATGATTGAACTTCTTTAATAATATTATCCGTTTTAAATATTTTTCTAGGTAGATAATATACTTCTACCCCATATATTGTTAATTGTTCATTAATTAGATCTTGCAATAAAAATTGCTCACCCTTAGATCCCTGTAAAAAATAAGAATTTAATGCCATATTTTATCAACCTATAAGATCCAAAGGTGGTAATTCGTATTCTAAAGACATTCTTTGCTTAATATCTTCCAATTCTCTTTCAGCATCTTCATAATATTGTCTACCATTTAATTCTACCCCACCTGGAAGTTTTGTTCCTGTAAATTTCATCATATTTAAACCCCATTGTCTCTTAATTAAAATAGTAAGATATTTTTTCAAGAATGTATCATTATAAACACCAGTAAAAGTATTTGGATCTAATGCTCTATAACAATCTAAAATTATAAAAGTATCCGCATTTTCACTTCCCCAATCAATATCTAAATATAATCTATCTTGCCTTTTATTATATCTAACTTGCTTATCTGTAGTTAACATCATATCAATATCTTCTAGATATGATTTTGTCATTGAATAACTCAAAAGACCATTATATCCGAGATTAAAGGCAACATCATTTAAAAATAATTGATATTTAACACTAAACATACCATTAGAAATAGCACTAGTATCAAACTTAAATATTTTTTCTATACCAACTACAGAATCTGGAACTTGAATAAAATTAGAAGATTCATACCAATTAGAGGTAACAGTCCCTAAACCACTTACATTAGTAGAAGTTCCAGTAGTAGTTACAATACCAACAGTATTTGCACTACCATCTTTATTATTTGCCTTTCCCCTATCAATATCATCTTGAGTTAATTTATATTTAAGATACATTCTTTCAACACCATCAAAATGACGCTCATTAAATAATTGAATAGCATCATCTACTAAATCATCTAATTGATCATCATCAACATTAACTTCTAATACTGGTGCTCCTAATTGTCTTAAACAATAATCAACCAATCCTTGCCTAGTACTCGGTTTTGCCATTAATACGATCCTCCATCAATTGCTCCAGATAATTCGGTAGCAGTTAAAATACCTGTTACTACTGCACCTGTTTGAGTAGTTTCAAGTTTCTTACCAGCACCACTACCTCTCCAATATAACTCTACACTTCCATCCGTATTAAATACAGCACTATTTGCACCAGATGTATTTTCAATTACAACATCAGCAGCACCTTGAATTCTAAGATCACCAATACCAACATCCTTTATATAACTGGAACTACCATCATGAAATATTTGCAAATCGTCAGAAGTTCCGAATGTAGCTTTAGCATTATCAGTCAATCTAAAGAGATTTGATGCTTTAATCCAACTAGCATTATATAATGCACCAGTAAGATTCAAATTACCATTTACATCAAGTACAGTTAAAGTTCCAAGTGATGTAATATTAGTTTGAACTGGAGTAAGAAGTGTTGCATTCAGTCCACCAGATATTGTACCAAGACCAGATACATTTAATGCCCCAGTAGCAGAAATTCCTTCTACAGAACTAAGAGTTAATCCAGTACCAACATTTATAATATCATTCTCACCATCAAATGTTATACTAGATGATCCAACCGTTAACATACCAGAGACTTGTACATCTCCACTAATGTCTAAATTAGCAATAGTACCAACACCAGTTACATTAAGATTTCTACCATTAATTTCATCATATACAACATCATCACTAACATATAAATCTCCACCAACATATAAATCTCCACCAGTTGTTACAATACCTGCAAGTGTAGTAACACCAGTTACATTAAGATTTTCTTGTAATATTAAACTTTTTAATATATTTACTTCACCATTAATATCAAGTAAAGAACCATTAAAGGTTGATATTCCTGCAAAAACAGACCTACCACCAACATTTAAACCTTTAGCAACCCCAAGACCACCAGCAGTTACTACTGAACCTGTTGTATTACTAATAGAATCTGTTGCATTATTAAAAGTAGTAATTCCAGATACAATAAAATTTGATGAAGTATATTGATCCGACATTACAAATGATTCGGATGATGCGTTCCATACTAGAACCATCCCATTTTCACTTTTACGTGATGAATTAACATCACTTAAGTTAACTAATCTTGTTGGAGGTGCTGATGCATTAGATAATACCCTAATTACATTTTGTGACCCAATTCTGTCGTTTATATTTGGCATTACCTTGTTACTCCACCTCGTACTAGTGCTGAACCTTCAATAGCTTTATATTCACCACCTTCTGCAGTACTCAGTTTTACATCATATACATATCTTCCTGGTTTTATACTAACTGTTGTCGCAGCAGTTAAAGATATGGATATAATTTCTTGTTCTGGGGAAGTGACAGTAGTTGCAAAGGAAACTGGATTGGCACTTGAAGAGTGCTTTCTAAGCATTCCTGATGTAGATGCTCCAGTGAGATTCAAAAATGCATTAGAACGAGTATCCTCTAGTTGAAAGGATGTATCAAAATCAAATCCTTGCTCAATTACTATGTTAGATACATATACTGCCATTATTACTTAATATACTTTTAAATATTTATAATCTTTTATTTAACACTTCATGTAACATAGATTTTATTTCATCTATATCAGACCGTAATCTTTTCAATTCTTCTTTTTCATGCTTTTTCTTATTCCTCATATTAATATATGAAGAATAAGAACGATCATCGCAATTTACAATTGCTCCAGATTTTTCATCTCTATAAAGATTTTTATGACCTTCAACAGATAACATTATGCTAAAGCAATTGCTCTTAAATCTTTAAATTTAGGAGGAAATGCCTCATTATCTCCACTCATAACTATCTTGATTTGGAATCCAGTAAATTCATCCTCATCATTAATAGTAAATTCATAATCTTTAAATTCATTTAACAAACTTGCAGGAACAAGAACATCAGGTCTTCCGTCATTTAAATTAGAATCAATAT